CATCTACAACTGTAGCTATACCATGAACTCCACAACCCATAGCATTATCTACACCAGAATAAGGCCATGAAGTAGGTTCTTCACCATTATCTACAAATGCCCCTGTTTTATTTCTTTTAAAAAGGTATAAAACATCCCTTAATTCAGCTCCATTAGTAATGGGATTACCATCTGGAGGAAATAACAAAACTCCATCAATTTGATTAATTGCTTCTGGTTCGCCTACTGCACTTGCATATGCTAGAGAAATATTATTATAATCACAATAAGTTACAAGTCGATTATGATAACTACAAAGTCCAACTCCTGCTGGAATTTCCGCGAAGTTATCAATAAGATGAGAGGCGTCTTTCAATAAATCTGCATCAAAGAAAGTTTGATTTACGAGTGTAGTGCCAGTATTATTTGGAATAGTCGCACCCGGAACAAAGAAGAATTTATATCCCGTAAGGTCGCCATTATAAGTCTGAATTACCTTAGATGCGACAATATGTCGTTTAGTAACAGCAGGATTAGCAGATACAGCAACCGCAGAGAAACTTACAGATAACGCAGCACCAGTAGTAAATGCTACAAATCCTCCAGGAGCCGAAAGATATCCTGTATCGGTTTCAAATACATATCCAAAGATATGAACACCAGCATCAGTATTACCAGCCGCGCCATTAGCAGCAACTAAAGCAGTAGTTGGACCCGCGCCAGCAGCTTTACGTGCAGCAGTTCCATCTCCTTTATATACATATAGAAACTCTCCAGTTAAGCCTCGCTCTCGATTTAGCCCACTCACTAATTCGGTAGTAAATGGAGTAATATAGGCTCGTCCTGCGTATGGAGTAAATCCAAAATCAGTCATTGTAGCAATAGTAAGAACAGGACCAAAAACAGTAGTTGAATTTACAATATGAAATATTTTCCCCCCAGTGGTTAAAACAAGTAATGTATTTTTATCCGTAGTGGGGTAATTATACATTCTTAAAATATTTGTAGTTGGAGATGCCAAATTCTGATGAAGTCCTATACCATCTCGTGAACCAAAAGAACTATCTCCAATGAATTTAAGATTCACACAATCAGAGAAATGGTCCATTGGCGTATCTACAATATCACCACGATTGTAGAGGCCGTGAAACTCTTCAAATCTTATAGGTTCATGTTCTCGCATGAAATTATGTCATAAATCCACGCTTTTTATACGCAGCTCTAAATGGACGCCGACGAGTAAGAATAGTCTGCTTACTTTTAACTCCAATACCTGTAGCTCTATCAAGAGCCATCACAGCATAAGCATTAAGGGCATTAGCACTACTAATATTACGTTCAATAAATTCAGCACAAAGACCAGCGGTGCGATATTCAAGGAAAGAAGCGGCATTAATGACATTAATAAGTGAAGTCTCATCAACTAATGGAGTAAAGATATCTTTAATATAATCTATTTTAATATCATTACTTTGATTAGCAGGAAGAAACTTAATAACCTGATTTTCCCAAACATAGAAACTAAATTTACTAGTTAGCGTTCCTTCAAATTGATGAGGAATATAGTCCCTTCTTGACATTGGAACATAGGGGTCAATTCCTGCTTGTCTTTCCCACAATTGCTGTGGTTCAATCATATTATCAGGAAGTTTAGGAACACCAACACCATTGTAAATAATTTGGGTAGTTCCAGCAGGAACATTAATCAATGCTGAAGTTAGTTGAGTTACAGGAATACTATTAAGCTCAAAATGTTCCTGTAACTCTTGCATAGCAATCTGCAAATATGGAAGAACCGCTGTGTAGGTATAGATAGTCCTAGCAGTATCGTTCATCAGGGTTGCTGATTTAGCTAGAACTGTTGATGCTACCAAATCTGCGGTTGACATGTTTTTACCAGAAGAAATGTCCCATTAACACACCAAATGCGAATGGGAGTATAGGGTGTTTTGCAAATTTCCAAACTATTTCACTGATTGTATCTCCAGGTGTATGATTCCATACAGACCAGAATTCATACACAAATATCAAAACCACTCCGGTTAAAAGTAACCATTTCATATTCTACTGGGCGAATGTAAGACCCAACTCTTTAGCTTTAATTGGGTCATTAATAGCCTTACAAGTAGGACAAACTGGAAACATAGGATTGAGCAACGCCCCACAAGCTTTACAACGAACAGTATCAACCATTCTAAAGTCTTTCAACCAATCTTTAGGAAGATTCATCTCTTTAGCTGCAATTCGCATACTATCACTGATTGCGAGAGGATTACCATTAGAACGTGCCCATAAAGCATCAGCAAGTTTAATTAAAGCAGAGAACCAATTTCTCTGCCGAACTTGTGCTGCATCTAATTCATGTTTAAAATTCTTTCGGATGGCATCAATAGTATGCTCACCAGGAATATAGAACAATCCCGGCATAGCATCAGCCATATTACATCCTAGAATTCCATTACAAAAGTCTTTAATAACAGAATCAGCGATTTGCACACTTGAAACAGGAATTTCAAGTAGTGGTTGTTCCTCGTCAATCTCTCTCCACCAACTACTTGGACCAAACACTACAACTGATGGGTGTTCATAACTGCCCGCAGGAATTAGAAATCTTCCCGGTGTAATTGTAGGCTTAGTTTCAAGAATTTCCGATGGATAAATACTTACAATAGTAGTTTTATCCAATGGATTCACTGGACCACGAATAGTTCGACGCCTAAAAGCTGCTTTTCCGGGAAATTCTCCAACAACAGACATAATTAACTCTCTTTCTGAGCGATTTTATATGATTGAGGCATCGCTATAGCCTCTCCTGTAATAGTCCGACCTAATAAAGATGACTCATCTCCAAATAATTCCTCCGTCAACTTTCCAATACGTTTCTCGCGTGCTTCTATAGGGTGTTTTGATTCCTCATCAACATATTTTGCTAAACTCTGTTTTCCAATTGCAGCATACAGAGTGTCAATAACAAATTTACTCCCCCAAAGTGTTGGGGGAACATACTCATCCTTATCACTTTTAAATACCCATAAAGGTTCATAAGATAATTTAAGCCCCGCAAGTTCAGATATATTAGTTTCAGGAACAATTACTAATCTTTCAAGAACATACTTTTCATGAATCCATTGTCTATATTTAGGAAGCAGCTTCACTACTGGAATTAATAATTGGATTCCTGAATCAGTCCTATCCGTTAAACGCTTTTCAAATTGGTCCTCAGACCATACCACACGAAACATGGCTTGGCCCGTCCCAGTATCAACGCCGAATAAATCTACTAACTGACCATTAATAGATTCGATGGGTTCAGCTAATTCCATTACTCTACATCAATAATTAAAGTAAAACAAATCGGAATAAGTTCATTCATAATATATCTTGCATCACATATCCAAATAAATTTTATTTTGTCTTGATACTTATCAAAATAATCACTTAGTTCAACTTCAGGAATATCTTTGAACTCTTTAAGTTTTATGTTACACCCATCTGCGTGAGAGGTATGCGCAGCCCACCATGCAGACCACTGTATTATGCAGGAATTGTAACAATTGGCACATTAGTGTCGGAAGTCCAATTACGCCACCAACCAGTAGCGGCTGCCACATAACCTTTAACAATAGTTACATCAGCCGCAGCATCCTTAAAACTATTGTCCAAAGCAGCACAATTCAGCCCACCAACGAAACTTAATCTAGTTCCACCAGCAGTATGAACAGTATAGAATTGGTTTTCCACTGTCAATCCATACTGACCATTAGTAATAAGAACATCATTTGTATTTTGCATAAATTTATTATTTTTAATAGTAAAATGTGTAACAGCAGCAATACCATCTCCTGCTGTATTTTTAATGGCATAACCAGCTAATCCTTCAAAAATACAATTTTCAATATTAGTTTTCTTAACTTCAATTAATTCAACTCCAATACCTGTTGCACCACCAGCAGAGAAGTAACAACCACGAACATTTCCATGTGAAGAATCTGGAATAGCCGCAGTTTCCCGTCTATCAAAGGTAATACAAGCAGAAGCAGCAACAGGAGCAAATTGAATATTTTCAAATGCCCAACCCTGTTCAATCACTCGAATAAGAGGAGTAGTTGCAACAGGACTAGCCGGTGCCAACCATGATGCTCCACCACCTGTAGGAACACCACCACTAGTAGCCTGTCTAGGCTGATTAGCTGCACCTAGAACAGTAACATCCAACACACCCACAGGACATACAGCCTGTTCTTTCAAAACTCCAGAGAGATAAATCAAATCTCTCGAACGGAGATTTGGCTTAAGACTTGTGAAAGTCTCGAATGAACCTCGCGGCCCACCACCCTGTGGAAACAGATACCATACCTTATTAATTACACCATAATCCTGTAGAATAGCCCTTCGATTTTCTTCTCGAAGATTACGCCAATACCCACTCTGAGTCATAACTTTTCTCCAGTCATATTGACCAACGTATTACTACGCCAAAGAACAAAACGCGTGATTTAGTATGCGCGCCCCACTTCTATTTTAATGTGTGACTGTATCTAAACTACGGCCGCCGGCCACCAATAATTAGATACTGGGTCATAACACATCAAAATAGGCCTTTCTGTAATAGGCTGATACGCTACCTTAATAGGATACGTAGCCCCATTAGTAAGCATCGCTCCGGGCGCACCATGCGTAAAGCAAAGGACTACTTCACAATACGCACCAGGCGTGGGTGGAACAATATTAGCAAGCTGAACCTGTCCACTTAGGAAGGTAAACCTGCCATTGGGAGTGATAGTAGCAGCACAAACCTGAGTCTGAGGCTTGGGCTGTGTTGAAGCCTGAACAACCCCAAAGTCAGCAGAATTAAGGGTTCCTGCAACAGCCATTTTATTTTCCTTTTTTTCCTTAATTCTAGTTAGTAACCAGTAGGAACTGCCAACGCATCAATATAGGCACAAGCAGCAGGATTTGTAACAAACGTCTGCATACCCACAACCATATAGAAGATGTCAGCAGTAGCCACACCACCCGAAGGACCACGGATTTCAAAGATTCGACGACCATCGGTAGTATAGAATCCGATGGGAAGAATCTCACCACGACCCCACACTTCATCGACAATAAAGTCGATACGAGTCTTGTCCCAGTTAAAGGAATCACGCAGACTAGCACCAGCCATCTGCATACCATCACCGAAATACATATTCAGTGATTCTTCCTTTGGCAATTTATGAATAATCGAAACCAACTGTCCGATTTCTTCATAAGCCTGCTTCTGACAAGGATGCAACCATGCAGTAGGCTTGAACGTATTATCAATACCTACACGATTGCCAATCTTATTCATCGCAAGACGCGGCAACGGAAGCGTCAATGCAGTATTAAGACCATTAACACGATTGGCTCGAATTTCAGGCGTAGCGGAACGCGAGAATCCCAACCATGTGCCAGTCGAAGCATTAGAATGATGATACGGCACACCATACAGCGCAGGAAGTGCCGTAGGAGTAACAATACCATTCGTAACCAGCTTATCAGTTGCAATAGTAGCAGCGACAGCCGGAGTTACGTCGATACTCTTATTCTCAACATCCCACTTGGTAATAACACCACTACCACGCAGAACACCGAGAGCAGTATCGAATACCTGGACAGTCTGACCATAACGCATCAAACGTGCGCCAAAACCATCAGTTCCAAGTGTATAGGTATCAACACCACCAGCAGTAGAAACGGCGCTAATAACACCGATAACGCCATCTCCACTCTGCATCATCTGAGCATCAAGCTGTCGCCTAAGTTCATCAAGGGCTGTAGCTGTAAGTCTACGAACCCCATTAGTAACAGCCTTCCGCTCATCATCGGTAGCCCATTCCGTCAATTTAGTGTATTCGATATTCTCACTAACGAACACACTAGTAAGCACGGCCTTATCGAAAGTCGGGCCACCACCGCGTCCCAAGTCTCCACCATCAGCATTAAAATACTGAAAGCTTCCACCAGGACGGAGTTCCAATGGAACACGCATCTGCCTGTTAGAGATTTTCTCAACATCACGCTTCTTGATGTTGGAATAGAACTTATCATCCCTTTCAAACAGAACGCGAATCTTTGGAATTACACGTTCTAACTCAAGTCCAGCTACCTGTGACTCAACAACAGCCATTTTGTCCCTCGTTAATCTGCATTAAGAAAATCAATAGTCCTCATTCCCTTTGGAATATCGGATGCTTTAGAAATCTTGCCACTTTTGTTTCCTTCTTGTGAACGTGGCCGTCCAGGTATGATTGGAGTCTTATTAGGACTCTCCTCCTCATCACTAATACGCCTACCTAATCCCCTGAGAGCGTCGATTCTGGCCTTCTTTATGACTGTAGGCAACAGTGTCTTAGCACGGGATAGATAAGCGGATTTAATACGTTCGACTGACTCCCTACTAAAGTTGGAATTAAACGCGGATTCCCAGAGTTTATCTTTAAGAGCTGTAAATCGTGCATCCTTACTGAGCACAACTTCTAGCATCTCAATAGCTTCTCTTGAAGCATTTTTACGAACATAATCAGACATAGATTTCTTAGGGTCGATATTAGCATCAATCGTATTCCTAAGAGTGTTATTAATCCTTGTATTCAGGTCATTCCTAGCACTATCAAATTGCTGCTTAACAAACTGTTGTTCCCTCTGCTGTAATTCTTTATTCTTGCCTTCTGATTCTGGTTCATCTTTAGACAAATTAGAAGGTGGCTTAAACTCACTAGTTCCAAACACAAATTGATTCAATAGCTGTGCTGCGGACTGTAAAGCTTCATTTCCTGACTTTCGAGCCTCGCGCACCATCGCTACGATAGTATGCTTGGTTACATTTCCAAGCACATGAAAATATGCTTGTTCATCTACTTTTGCGAGAGTCGGAAGATACTCATCAACAATTTTAGCGAATCCCTTTGGACTTTCAGTTTTAACGGCTCTAAGAAGGGTCTCTGTATTCCCACCCATTACATCGTTTTCAAATTTATCAAGAGTCTGCTTAGCTTCTACCGCAGCCTTAGCATCATCAATAGTAGGAAGTAATTCAGTAAATTGCTGTTCTCTATAGTATGCCTTCTCAAGATAAGGAAAATCCTTAAAGAGAGTAGGATACTTAGCTAGAATTTCTTTACGACGAACAGGAGTTACAAGTTCCAGTTGTTCATCAGTTGGACCTTCTAATTCCTGTTCGATTTCAAGTAGGTCATCATCTACTTTATCTTCATCAGCATCTTCACCATCATCATCTTTACCCTTACCTACTTTAACATCTTCAAGTTTAGTAGATTTAGGTTTAGGCTCCAAGTCGATAACTTCAGGTTCTTCTTCTGCGCCAAGAAACTCAATAGTATCCTCGTGACTATCAGTTGATGGACCAATCGGAGTTTCTACAGATGTATTACTGGACGGTAGCGACATTGGCTTCTCCCATTATGGGTGCTTCTGGTTGCATTTCTGACGGATTGGGCTTTTCAGGTGGAGCAGCACCATTCTCCCCCGGAGCCTGTGATTGTTGCATCATACTCATTTGTATTTGCTGGTAATGAAGTTTACCATGCAAAAGCACATTCCTATAACCCGGTTCATTATCTATCTTAGTCTGCTGACCCGCAGGACTGACTACCCATTTACGACAAATCTCAAATTCTATGGCATGATTCTCATACACAGGGTCAATATCTACCGATGGAACTTCAGGATTCAATGGGTCCATCGGATTCGGTATTGGCTCAGAATCAACCAAGAGTTTAATTTCATCATACTGATGATTTCTATCATCTTCACCAGGAACAAAGAAATCAGTAAGTCCAATAGCCTGACGGATAATCGGTAGATTCTCAGGAGAACCAATCACAGCAAGAACTTCAGGATTAGCAGCCGATAAAAGCTGCATGATGGTATCCTTCTGCTGTGACCAAGTTAATGGAAGATTTTCATTAGCCTCTAGTTCTACCTTACCAATCTTTCCTTCCAACTCTGCCTTACGAATGAATACATTGATAAAATTACCATCTGGGTCACGCTGAACATCCTTCTCATCTTCCTTTACTTCTTGGATGTAAGCGGGAATAATTTTACCAAAGATTTCTTTCCACCACAAGGTAAAGATTTTCCATGTATTCTGGAGTCGCTGTAGTGCTTGCGCACGAGACATTGAATACTGTGATGCAGTTTCAGCTCCCTGCATCTGTCCGCCAAATAATGATGGTAGGGCGCCTGACACAAGTTGTGCAAGTCCCTGGATATTCGTCGCAAAAGGCATTACCTCTGGAGAAAGATTAGCAGTTTTAATTTCATGAAATCCATCGCTAAGTGTCTTACCTGATTTCGGAACAGCCTCATATATACCACCTGGGACTGATTCCATCTGACGGTAAGCATTAAAGTTTAAAACTCCAGGGTCAGCGAATGTCTGACCAATACCATGTTCAATAGTCTGAAGTGTTAGAGAAATTAGGTCATTTGTTATTTCCTGAACGCTAACCAATAAGAGACCAAGAGGGTCATGATGCAAATAATCAGAAAGGGGATTATAAGTAAGAGTCCAAGCATCATCAAGACGTTCATTATAAGCATCACCAAATTCATCATTTACTAATGTAACTTTCGCACCGTTGGGATATAATTTCTTAAGTTTCTTTACATTATCTTCATCCTGAAGAACATTGAACGCTGAAGGTCGAAGCCATGCATTACGAATAGTTACATTATTTGTAGGATACGCCCCTTGATACTGAGGTGAAAGTCTACCCCATTGTTCATAGGGGTCTTTCGGTCCAACAGAACTAGCGATTTTCTTTGCTTCTTCACAAGACAATTTACCATGTAAATGGGTATACTTTTCAATCGCATTTGCATAGTGAGTTTCATAGCTGAAAATAAGATAAGGACAATCTTCCTGTTTCCTCGCGTAAATCGGAACCTTCACATACAACCCACCATAGCAATCCAGCATAATTCGAGTTTTAGGTTTATGCGTAGTTCCAACGATTCGAGTAACAAAGAAAGATTCATTATTAACCGCAGGCTGAATTACTTTATTACAAGCAGGACACAGCTCAGGTTCATAATCCTCTGGTTCTCTCTGTAGAACTGTAGTGAACTCATCTTCTAGATTCTGTTCTTGTTCCGCTTCGCGCAATTCAGCAATTTCGTGATTTAGTTTATCATCAATATTATATCCACATTCAGGACAAGTAGTAATCTGATGCTGTTCTTCTATTTCTTCCTTTTCATCCTCAGCATAAGTTCCAAAGTATTCATCAGACTTAGGATAAGTGTAACCCGCAACCATTCCTTCTGTGCAGTAAATGAATAGCGCGTGAAGCCATACCAACTGAACATTATTATGACGATAGATTAACTGAGCAATCTTATCTCCTGCTTTAGCAGTTGCTAAGTCAAGAGTATTATCGGCATCATCAGGATAGCACTTAATAGGAGGAACGACCACGCTAAGTGCTGCGATGATAGATTCCAAGTAAGCACGGAATACGTTAATGGGTTTATCATAGTATGACTGTTGAGTATCATCAGTCTGAACTTCATCCCAGATACGCCAATCATGCGCGACTTCGCTATACCATGCCTTCTGGAATCCTTCCCAGAATAATTTGAGCCTCCGCCATGTCCGAATTTGACGCTCACGAATTTGGCGGTCCTCTTTATCGAAGTGGTCAATTACTTCTTTTAAGAGAGCCTGAACATCCTCCGAAGTTTCTTTAGCCATTACTTACCAACTAAAATCTATTTTTATAAGCTTGACCAATTCCACCCATACCTTGCATTCCTCCACCACTTCTCATTCCACCACCAAAAGGATTACCTGTAAATGGTGGAATAGGTTGAGGCATTCTATTACCTGTAAATCCTCCCCCTTCCATATAAGGACTAGATGGCATTTGAGAAGGTCCAGTATTGATGGGACCGGGAGGATAAATAGAAGAACCATATTCTCCACCAGGAGTAAATCTAATAGGCTGATTTTGTCCATAAGGATTAGTAGGAGGAGTGAATGCACCTCCATCAACTGACCCATAAGTGCGATATGGGTCCATAGGTGAGGGTAGAATACCCATATTACCAGTTCTACCTACATTTATTCCCCCACCAGAATTAGGTGAAGGTAGCATAGGTTTAGATGGACCGGAATCAATACCCTTTTGATTCTGTCCATCTCCACGATGCCCCCTTCGATGTTTCTGTTCTTGTGGAGGAGGAGTAATTGTAGTCTCAGGAGCACCCCTAAAACTACCCCAATTACTTACACCTGCGTTAAGCCCACCTAATCTACTCATTGGTTGGGGATTATATGGCATTATACACCATGCTTTCTACACATCTTGGAAGAAGGACCGGATTCTAACTTTTCTTCTTTTTTAGATTCCGACTTTTCATGTTTCTTCTTCTTAAATGAAAGACCGGAACCACCATAGTATTTTGATAATGGCATATTACTTTAACCTTCTATCGCTCCGAGCTTGTTTCCAAGAATATGTTCGTTCAGCTTCATTTGCTTCTATTTCTTCTGGTCTTTTATCCCAGGGTAATGCTAGACTTTTAAATTTGCCTATAAAATCTATTGGTTCCTTATTATGTTTACTATGAGTTAATTCATGAACTAATGTATCTCTTAGATTATTATCTTGTTCCATCGCTTGTCTATTAAGTGCAATAGTATTAGAATAATTCATCGCACTAACACCGCCTGGAAACAAGCTACTCGCAAATCGTTCAAGTCTATTCATTGGTCTAGCAGTAATACCTTCAGATTCTTTAGGCATATTAATCTGTGCAGACGCAAACTGCTTATCTAATTCGGGCCATTCTGACTTATCAGACCCTAACATTCTCTCCATAAAAGTAGGAGAAGGGTCAGCTCTATGACCGTGCTTCTTCGGCAAGTCTCAATTCCCTTTCAAGTTCTTCTGTAGGAATAGGAGCAGCTTTCATTAACTTAGCACGTTCTCTATCCTCAGCTTCCAACATTTGTCTACGCACATTCCAAGGAACATTAATAGGTCTAGTTGGTTCCATCATTACTGGAGAAGTCACAGGAGTGGGTTCAATTAGAATCTTATCAAGAAGTCTTTTATTTTCAAGACGAGAAATCTCAAGTTGCGTCCGTAGAGTTTCACACGATAAACAAACTCGCGCATATTCTAATTCCTCCTTACAGTGAGGACAATGTGGATTAAAGTATCTATGAATCCAATTACTCATTATTTAATCCTAACATTAACAGGAATACCTGGAGTAACTGTAAAGATAAAGGACAATGGTAGAGACTTTGGACTCTCACCCGCAATATTAGAAGCAGTTACAGTAAGAGTATGAGCACCGGGAGTAAAAGCTGGAAAAGGAACATCACATACAAATGGTGATGTAGTTCCAGTGCAAGTAACAGGAGTAAGGGTGGTCCCTACTGTTGCGGTATCGGGATAATACTTATAAGTATATCCCTGCGCTTCCGTCAGTGTTGGAGCAGCCTGGTCCCACCCTAATTTGTTGGTGCCCGTTGCAGGAGGTTGTGCGTATACTGTAGTTGTTACCAACAGTATAATAATTGCAAATAGAATCTTTTTCATAACATCCTCACGAATTCCAAAAAATCCATTCCGCTGTAGGGGCAAGTCTACAAGACATTAAGATTAATGTTAGTATTAATACCATCCCGAACTTACAAATTCCCAAACTATGATTATCCATATTACAACCAAAATAATTAATGTGCCCACTCCAATCCTATTAGCGATGCCCATGATGAAATCTACTTACTACTTGCATTTTAACCGGAGTATCTACACTTCGCATATTACGATAATATGCTGTCCAATCCTGATTACCCATAAGAACCTGAGTCATCAAGTCCTGTTTTTGAATCTTCGCAAATTCCCCAGTAGCGTCCGCGAAGTAACGCTCTGCTGAATCACAGGCATATCGTAAATCATCATATGGGTCATCACCTTCAAAAGTCGCTACATCTTCCGCAAGTTTATTAGCTCTAGGTTTGTCATATGAACAAGCTCTAATACTATCAATCATTAATGGACAACAATTAGGGTGTCCCTCGTGCGATGGTTCCTCACATCTAAATATCTGTAATCTAGGAATATTTGTCTCCGGTTCAGGAGGGTCAAATAATTTAAGATAATTTTTATAATCATCTAGTCCTTTATTCCTGAGCATCCACATTGCATATTCTTCACTGTAGGTCGGCAAGTCTGATGCTGGAATAACTGGTTTTGGCCTCCATCTTAAGTATTCATGTAATAACATTTTCCCAGCAATTCGGCTTCCTGGAGAGTTATTACTAAGTTCTATCGGCCTCCCTAATGCAGTTTCAATCTGCTGTTGGATAGTATGTTCTTGTCCTCTATCCTGACCTGCCGACCTACAGAACTTGATTACTCTAGGATTATCTCGTTCTACATAACTCTTAACTATCGGTGCCCATTCCTCAATCTTGGTTTTAAGCCAGTTTAATTCTCGATATAAATATAATTTCTTACTTGGCGAAATTGCATAGAAACCAATGTAGGTCATCGCCGCAAATCCCCAATCACCTATGACCATTTTAGGCCACCAGTCGGGGATATCAAACGGTGGAACTACATGTAAGGCATTTTCTGGTTCATCAGGGTATTGCCTATCCCTAAATTCATCAAATACTTGTCCCGAATAAGCATCCCAGTCACCAAATTTACGAGCTTTACGCTCCGCCTCAGACGGAATACCATCCAGACGAGCAGAATATTCCGGGTCAGCATGAGGATTATCGACAACAGTTGAGTGAACGTAAAATCGTTTAACATTCCCTTTTCCGACAATAATCTTTCCACCGTCAGGATAAGGAGTTACAAATCGCTTTTTTGCAAAAGTATGTCCGATTCCACCCGGCATCCCTGCTGCTCTGATAATAGCAGGAAGTTCTGGAACTTTGGTTCTGACCCTTGTAAATCCAATATAAAGATATATGTATTCGGTGAATGAGGTAAGTTCATCGGGAGTAAATAAGTTGATTTCCATTGAATCATATTTGTGGACATCTGATTCCTCCTCGCAATGTGCGAGAAATATCATCGCTCCGTCATTGTATCCACCAGTTCCACCGAATTGGTCAGGTCTAGGAAAGGTCCAGACCATATCAGTTTTATTAAAAGTGGCACCAAACTTTGGATATATTTCTCGGCTTCTTGGAACAATCTCATTTCTTAATTCAGGAAAAGTTCGACGCATGAATACTTGTTTGAAAGTCGGATTCTCATGCCAGCGATGGATGAGTCCATATACTAGTAATACATCTGACTTGCCACTCGCATTACCTCCACCATAGAATGCTTCAAATATTGAAGTAGGTAGGCTTAGAAATATCTCCTGCTTCTTATTTGGTTTCCAGAATCCACGGTCAAAACTCATTTCAATCTATCTTGAATACGGTTAATCTTTGCGGCTACTGCACTAAGTCCACCCGCAGCCAATA